CTAATGATACCCATAAATTCGATGATATAGCGGATACTTGTTATGATGCAGTTAACGCTGCGTTTATTGATAAAATAATAATCCACCGATCAGCTTCTCAGGTGGATTATAATCAATTAGCTTCTAGCATGATGCAAGGACAGCATCATATTGACTACTTAAGGAATAAAGCACATGGAAGTGGCTAAACGCTATCAAGACGAACTTGAAACAATTAAAAAAAACGTCAAAAATTCCTATGAGGCTTTCAAGCCAAATTATGATAGGTTCAATGAGTTTAGACGTTTTGTTTTTGAGACTTCTCTTACTCAAGATGATATTAGTCTACTCACGCAATTATCAAAGCCCCAAATAGAATTTAATGTCTCTGAAGCTTATATCTCTCGGCTGATGGGTGAATTCTCAAAACAAGAACCATCTATCATGGTTGGTTCTGAGGATGAGGACCAGGCAGATCCACAAACTGTACATGTAGTTGAGGCGCATATTAGACACCAATTGCGTGATACCAAGAATCATCATGTGCGCTGGGAACTAATGAAAGATATCTATAGTGGTGGATTCTCCGTTGCAAAACTATGGACCGATTATGCCCATCCTATGAGCTTTAATCAGGTTATCAATTGGGATCGAGCTTTTGATCCTTGTCTTTGTGGATGGGATCAATTAGCACGTTATTCACATAAAGGTGATGGACGTTTTTGCTTTGAATTGATGCCTTATGAAATTGAAGATTTTAAGGAACAAAATCCTGGAATTAAAACCGATAAGATTAGCTTCAATCGTCAATTTGCCGGATATAACTGGTCTTATTTAAATGGTAATGAAAAGATATTAATAGTATGTGATTACTATAAGAAGAAAAAGCGGGATGTACAGATAGTTCAATTAGTGAACAATCAAGTATTAACAGTAAAAGAATATGAAATGATGTTAGAAGAATGGGAAATGTCAGGACGCGTCGATCAACCGCCTGTCATCAAAGGCAAAAAGCGCTGGACCCAACTTGAAACCATATGTCGTTATCGTTGCATAGAAACGGAAGTCATTGAATATAGCGAAACCGATTTTACTTTCTTTCCATTAATATTTTTTGATGGCAATAGCATCATGTTGAAGAATCCAAAGACATCGGGTGCTATTCAGCAAATGACACGTCCTTACGTTTATCATGCAAAAGGTGCACAAAAGCTTAAAAACTTTGCGGGTATCACCCTTGCAAATGAAATGGAAAATATTGTTCAACATAAATTCATGGTGGCAAAAGAGGCGCTCCCAAAAGAAATGGACTGGCTAGCTGCATATAAAGATATTCAAAAGCCAAGCAACATGGTGTTTAATGCTTTCTTCGAGCAAGATCCAGAACGCCCTATTCCTAGCCCTATCCGAGAAATACAACGTCCTCCAACGCCTCCTGAGGTTGTGCAGACATTTGCATCTACAGATTCTCTTATCCAGAATATACTTGGCAGCTATGATGCGTCTTTAGGAATAAATGATAATCAACTTAGTGGGGTTGCTATTATTGAAGCTGCTACCCAATCTAATGCTGCTGCTATGCCATACATTGTGGGTTTTCTTCAAGGGTTACAGCGAGTAGCAGAAATATTTATCGATCTTATTCCGAAATATTATAAAACTCCTCGTACAATTCCTGTTATGGGGATAGATGGTAAAGCAGAATATGTTAAGATCAATCAAGATAAAGGTGTAGATTTATTCTACGATACGAATGTGCTTAACGTAAAAGTTGAAGCAGGTGTTTCATTCCAGATTCAAAAATCTCGTGCATTGCAACAATTGATTGCGTTACAACAAGCATCTCCATTATTTGCACAATTCATGAATGAGAAAGGTTTAGGTGTGCTGCTTGATAACATTGAAATACGTGGTATTGATCAATTAAAAATGATGGTACAAGATTGGCAGCAAGAACTAGCTAAACAAAAACAAATGGCTATGCAACAACAACAGCAACAAATGCAAAATAATCCTATGGTCATGAAAAATCAAATTGAGATGGCGAAAGTACAGCAAAGAGGACAAGAGATGCAAATGAAGCAGCAACAAAGCAAGGTTCAATTCCAGATTGATTTAGAACAATTAAAGCAAGATCAAATGAAGATATTATCTGATATGGCAATTGCTAAAGATGGTAGTTTGACTCAAAGAATTAAAGCAGAGTCCGAGCGTTTTTCAAAACAGGTAGAACTTGCACTTAAAAAGAAAGATATGCATCACCGGCATTTCAAGGAAGCTATTGAAACTCATCACAATATTCATTCGGCTAATAGAGAAGAAATGCAAGGAGCTAATCGACAATGATGAATTTTATAGATGCAATGAATAATATGTTGGCCGGAAAAAGAATGATTAGAATGGGATGGAGCGGATTTTATTTAATTATTATAACAGGACAAAACTATATTTGGTCAATAGGGAAGGATTCTGTTAATAATACAAATACAAATATTTATACTCCATCAATAGATGATATTTTAGCGACAGATTGGATTGTTAAAGTCAACTAAGGAGAGTTACGTGATTGGACGAGATAGTATGAATCAGTGTGTTCCATCGAACATGGATAAAACTACTGAAGAAAGATATAAGCGATGTATTTTCACTGATATGAAAATTGCCATTGATTGTCTTAAAGCTTTAGACGATCAACTTAAAGTACTTCACCCTGATATTTATTACAAAGTCCGTCAACTTATCTAAGGAGAGTTTGTATGCGTAAGAAAAGTCCTATCCCAAGTAAACCTGTAAAACCATCTTATGAAGAACCGATGCGCCCTAAGAAACCTAATTCAAATAGTGATAAGGGGAGACCTCAAGATCAAAGAAAGAAAATAATGCGGAGGCAGGTATGATCCAATTAAATCCACCCATTCCGTTAAAGACCCCAAAAGGTGATGGTCTTGCTCACTTTTTAATAGATTATTCACCGGAAATGCATCTATATTGGGTCGTCTTGATGGATGAAACAGGCGAATGTTGGACATTTGCAAATCCTGAAATTAGGGCACAAAAAAATATCTCATTAGGAAGATTAATAAATCATGAATAAAAAAAATCCGGTCACCCAGAAAGATCTTAAAAAGATGGAAAAAGAGATTATGAAAAAGGATAGAAAAGAAGACGATAAGAAATATGCAAAAAAGAAGAAGTAATATTCATTAATAAGGAGAGTTAAGATGGCAGAGAAATGGATACAGAAAGCGGTAGGAAAGAATCCTGGAAAGTTACATAGAGAATTGGGTGTTCCTCAAGGTAAAAAGATTCCGGCTAAGAAATTGATGAAAGCAGAACATAGCAAAAATCCTACTATTAGAAAAGAGGCAAATCTTGCTAAAACGCTTAAAGGCATGCATAAGAAAAAATAAGGAGAAGTTATAGTGCTGGGACGAGATCGAATTGCAAGCGATGAAGAAATTATAGCAAATAAACGTAATAGTCATAATGGTTTATCTTGTGAACCTTCTGTTGGGGAATTGCCTTGTGAACAATCTATTTCTGATAATATTAATCACCCTCCTCATTACAATAACAACCATGTTAAGTGTGAATGTGGGCGAACGATTGAATGCATTGATATTACCAGGCATCACACATTTAACATTGGCAATGCCATTAAGCACCTATGGCGCTGTGACTTTAAAGAAATGAACATGGAAGATCTACGAAAAGCCAAGTGGTATATTGAAGACGAAATCAAGGAAAGGTTAAAAAATGTTTAATTGGATTGGTAGACTTTTTAAACGTCTTAATTGGCGTAAAAAGAAAGAATTGGCGGGAATGGGCGCATCCTTGGAATTTTTAATAAATATCGAAGCCTTAAAATCAATTGAGGGCATTTTCGAAGATAAAGATGCGATACAAAAAAAATCTGACAACTTACCTGTTGACAATGAATTAGTCAAGTCTTAAAGTATGAGTAACCCATCTATGGGGGACAAATAGACGAGACTTACGCGTTATGTAAGGCAGGTTTTGTGAATAACTTAGCCTAAACCGTGGCGGGGTAACAGCCAAGGCACCTATGCCTATTATGAAGATAAACTAGGCGAGACTCTTGCGATATGAGAGGCAATACCGTGACGGGGTTAACAGTCAGAAGGGAATCACATGACAGAAATGGTAAATGGAGAAGGTCAAGGTTCTAGTAACTTTGCCGGAGTACCTGTAACGCCTTCGTCAACGCAGTCAAATGCACCAGCCGAAGTAGAACGAACTTTTAAACAGTCAGAAGTCAATGATCTAGTTGGACGTGCTCGAAATGAGGCAGTCGAACGGTATAGACGCGAATCCAGTATGGCATCGCATCAAGCCCCGCAGACGCCCACGCAGCCTGTATACCAGCAGCCTTATCAGCAGCCGTATCAAGCTCCGCCACCTCAAAGCAGAACACTATCCGAGGATGATTATCGACGAGTAGCTGCGGAAGAGGCTCAGCGCTCAAGGAATGAATGGATTCAAGAGTCGCATAGGAATGCAGAGGAGCAAAACGCGCAACGGATTGCTTCTGAGTTCTTCACAAAGATCGATGCGGGTAAAGGCAATTTACAAGATTTTGATAAAGTCATGGCTGATATTGACTTACGCAGTATCCCCTATCACGTGCAACTTGCAAACATGGTAGACAATACCGCGGAAGTTATGTACGAGCTGGCAAAGAATCCATCAAAGATTGGTGCGATTCAAAATCTAATTGATATTGATATTAGAGCCGGTCGGCAACCAAAATTAGCTTTGTCTGAAATGAAACGCTTATCTGATTCTATTAAGACGAACCAAAAAGCGGCAAATTTCAAATCTCCTAATGAACCATTGAGTCAAATGCGACCTTCTAACGCCGGAACGGGTAATCAAGGTGAGCGCTCAGTGAGGGATTATAGGAACAATCCCGCATATAGGGTTTAAAAGCACACCGTAGTTATCCGAACTATTCAAGGAATGATTAGTTAGGAGCAATTACAATGCCTTTATATGCAGATAATATATTGCAACAGGTACAGACGTATCAGAGATCGTCTTTAGGCTTGCTGCAAAACTTGTGCTGCTTTGTCAGTACATCTAATACCAAATTCAAAGATTTCGAGAAGATACAAGCTAACCTTGGCTCAAGCGTTACCTTTGATACTCCCCCTCGTGCAACTACTTCTGCCGGTTTAGTTGTTTCTTGGCAACCAGCTGTCCAGTTAGTAGAAACTTTAACTTGCGATCAGGCTTTTAATAGCTCATTCACCGTGACCGCACAACAACGTATCTTTAACTTGGAAAAAGGCGAAGACGAATATATTGAAGTATTCGGTAAATCTTTCTTAACGGAATTGGCTAATGAAGTTGAAGCGAATTTAGCGCTAAACTGTATTTCTGCGGTTCCTGTTATGGTGGTCAATTCTCAAGGGCAATCGGTTCCAACAGGTGCATTACATGTTGAATCTGGTCCGTATCGTTATTTCGGTGATGGACAGACTCAATTGACGAGCTATAACCAGCTCGCGCAAATGGTCATGCTATTCAAAAACTACGGCTCCGTTTCACACGGAATAAAAGTGTATCTCCCAGATACGGTCTACCCACCAATCATCGGTACTGGATTAAATCAATTCGCTCCAGAACGTAACAATGAAAATGCGATGTCATGGGAAATTGGTGAATTTGGAACTCCTCGCGTTAAGTATTATCAATCTAACTTATTACCCATCCAATATGCTGGAAACGTTGGTGAGTTAGCACAAGTACTAACCCTTGTCAGCACCAATGATCCAACAGGGCAAAATGTGACTCAATTAACCTTTAGCGGTGCATCAACCTCCGATGCAGATGCCATTAAATCTGGTGATTTGTTCCAGTTTAATGACGGGGTTTCTGGATTCAGAAATATGCGTTATTTGACCTACATTGGTCATAAAGTTTCTGCTAATAAAGTACAAATGCGTGCAATAGCAGATGCTGCCTCAACTTCAGGCGGATTAGTGACGATTAATATTACTCCGATCTTAAATTGGGCTGGCGGACAAAATCAAAACTTAAATCAAGCCTTACAACCAGGGATGCAGGCTACCGTTCTTCCTTCCCATAAAGCAGGGTTAATTGTTGGTGGTGATGCATTCTTTATCGCCATGCCACAATTACCTGATCAGCGCCCATTTGATACAGGCAATGAATATGATCCCGAAACGGCAGTATCCCTCCGTATGACATACGGTTCCATTTTGGGGGCTAACCAGAAGGGTATTATTTATGATGAAACGCACGGTTCATTAGCAGTATCTATCTACTGTATGCGTGTAATCGTTCCCCTATCACAAGCGTAGTGGCTAAGGTGTCGAATTCGACACCTTTAACTTAAAGGAATAAGAGGACAAGAACATGAACATACAAAGTATCCCAGTAGAAAACTTACCGTTTTTATACATAAGCGGTATGAATTTGTCGGTTGCATCTACAACAATTATGGCAATAGCTCCAGGTCAATGCCGTGATTCAAACGATAATATTGATATTCCCTTTTATGTTGCCTTCTATATTGATTCATCGATTGTAGGGGCGGGCGGTATAGATTCAGGCGTACTTGCAGCTAGTAGCAGTTATGCTATTTGGGTAATCGCTGATTCTACTAATAAAAAACAACCATCGGCTTTAATTAGTTTATGGAGTAATGCTTTCCCATTAATTCCTCTAGGTTACGATTCTTATCGTTTGATTGGAATGGTAACAACTAGTGGAGGAACTGCATTCCAGGCAGCTGATGTATTAAACTTTTCAAGTGCGCAAGGATTCTACTTGAAACCTCCTGTAGCTGTATTATCCGGTGGCAATGCTACCAGTTTTACAGCTATTGATCTCTCCACTGCTATTCCGACAACCACTGATCCATTTGTTATCGCACTTGGAATAGTTACTTTTATTCCTCTAGCAGCCGGCGATACGGTGCAATTTAGACCTACCGGTAGTAGTGCTACGGCTAATTTGGTCACGGTTACAGGAAGAGTTGCGGGTGTTGCTCAAACGGATAATGTCATTCTCCATTGTGGCGTTGCTTCAAGTAAGCCTGAGGTGGATTATAAAGTTTCTGTATCAGGCGATGCTGCATCAATGTCTATATATGGATATTACGTCACATTAGCCTAACGATATGGATAATATGAATGTCCTATACAGCAAGGCAGCTGGTAACGAGATCATGGTATTTATCAGGGATAGTCGCCCGTAGGCTGCAAAGCGTATCGGGTGACCAAGCCACGGATGGCCTCTTTCTATTAAATGCACTGCTTGATTGGAAGTCAGTGCAAATTGATTTAATACCTTATTGGACCTATTACGAATTTCCTGCAGTGATAGGTCAAGAAGCATATTACATTCCTAATTTATTTGCTGTTGAATCTCTCACTTTTAATATTGGTGATGTACGTTATCCTACAGATTTCACTACTCGTAGTTCATATTTTGGAACAGGCAGAGTCGATAATATAAACAGTTTGCCTTCTAATTGGTATTTCAATAGATCATTAGACGGTGGATCAATCTATTTATATTTTAAGCCTGCTGGTGAA